ACGCCCAATGCGCTTGCTCCGTACTGGAAACCTAAAGCGAAATACGATGGAGACTTGGGTCGTGTCTACGGCGTACAGTGGCGTCATTGGCAAACACCAATCGTTCATAAACAAGAAACGTTTAAAGATGACTTCGGTAACTACTATGATAGGGGCGGGTCGATACACATCAAAGAAACGGATCAACTTAAAAACTTACTCGAAGGGTTGATTAAAGATCCATATGGACGTAGACATATTATCAATGCATGGAATGCAGGTGAACTAGACCAAATGGCACTTCCTCCGTGTCATGTAATGTTTCAATTCAATGTGAATCAACGTAAAGAACTAAGTTGTCATATGTATCAACGTAGTGTGGATGTGTTCTTGGGACTACCATTTAACATTGCAAGCTATGCTTTGTTAACACACTTGATTGCAAAACATTGCGGGTTTCATGTTGGTGAATTAATTATATCAACAGGAGATACTCACATTTACAAGGATCACGTTGAACAAGTTAAAGAACAATTAACACGTGAACCATATCCGTTGCCTACATTGATGTTAAATCTACAAAAGAAAAACATCTTTGATATTAAAATGGAAGATATTATTTTAGATGGTTATCAAAGTCATGGTACAATTAAAGCAAACATGGCAGTCTAACGAATTCACTAGACCTAAATATCAGGTACAACTATCTGATACCGGGGAAGAGATGATAACTATTACTCATGTAGTTCATACTATTAACATGGCTGATGTTGAAGATCCTGACTTGTTTGTAGCACAACCAATCTATGAGTGGCAACAAACAGAACAAGGTAAGTGGATAATGGAAAATTCTGATCCTACACCTAGTTGGCATCGTAATGTAGACCATATGACATATGGATATCAATATCAAATTAGAGCATATCTAACACATAAACAATTAACATTTTGGAAGTTGAAATACGAATGAATATTTTAGTAACAGGTGGGTTAGGTCTCATCGGACACAATGTAGTAAAACGATTACAGGATCAAGGTCATCTAGTATCTATTATGGATACTAAAACAAATTATGGCATCATCCCTCAAGATGAGATTGATTACCTAATGACTGAACGTAGAAAGAAAATTGCAGAGGATAGCTATATCTACGATAGAGACATTTGTGATGCACAATCAGTTGACCATGTATTCAACGTAGAGCAACCAGAGATTGTAATACATATGGCTAGCTTCCCAAGACAAAAAGTAGTCAATGCGAATCCTGCATGGGGAAGTCGTGTTATGAGTGAAGGGTTGCTCAACTTGTTAGAAGCTAGTAACAAATACGATGTACGTAAATTTATCTATATCAGTAGTTCAATGGTGTATGGTGACTTTACTGACGATGTAACTGAAGATTATGATTGTAAGCCACAAGGTCAATATGGCATTATGAAATATGCAGGTGAGTGGTTAGTTAAAGATTACACACGCAGAACTAATCTTGTTCATACTATCATTCGTCCAAGTGCTGTATACGGTGAACTAGATGTTGAGGACCGTGTGATTGCTAAGTTTATGCTTACAGCGATGCGAGGTGGAGTATTGAATGTTAATGGTGCTAATGAAACATTAGATTTTACATATGTTGAAGATGCCGCAAATGGTATTGTCGGTGCCGCATTAAGTGACAATACAGAGAACAAGACTTATAACATTACTAAGAGTCATAGCAGAACATTACTAGATGCCGCAAACTTAGCAGTAAAATGTGCAGGCAAAGGTACAATCAATGTTAGGGACAAAGATGCTGATTTCCCAAGTCGTGGTGCATTAAACATTGATGCGGCAAGAAAAGACTTTGGATATGATCCTAAGGTAGATGTAGAAGAAGGATTTGAAAGATATTATGCCTGGTTGTCAAGTTCCCCATTTTGGTCTAGCAAGACAGTATAAGAACATCGGTGAAGAGTTGCTTGACGCAACAGACCGTGCCCTTAAAGATGGACAGCTTGTAGGTGGACATTATACCCGCTCGTTTGAAGAATGGCTGAAACATCGTACTAAAACAAAATATGCTATAACTGTTCATTCAGGTACACAAGCATTAGAGATTATTGCTAGATATAAGAAAAAGAAACATTTAGAAACATTAAAAAATAATCCTAAAATTCAATTACCTAACTTAACATATCCAGCGACACTCAACGCATTTTTAACTGCAGGGTGGGATGTTGAATTAGTTGATACTGATAGAAATGGTATCATTAGTTTAGAGAATAGTCTAAAAGGTTATACGTGTGTCATGGGTTATGCAGGACGTAAGCCATGGCCTATTGCCGGTTATGCAAGTGCTAATGGCATCATTGTAGACGGAGCACAACATTGGTTAGTATGTGATGGCGATGTTGGTAGTGGTATGGCAATAAGTTTTGATCCTACAAAAAATCTGCCTAGTTCAGGCAACGGTGGTGCCATCGTTACAAATGATGAACATCTATATTTGTATGCCTGTAGATATAGGGATAACTTCAAACCGTACTTTGAAGAAGAAGGTACTAATAGTAAAATGAGTGAACAAGATTGTGCTCAAATTCTTGTTAGAGCAAAATACATAGATGAGTGGCAAAAGCGTAGAGGTGATATTGCTAAGTATTGGTGTAACAGATTTAGTGAGTTACCTATAAGTTGTTTATCTGATATCATGTCACCTCATTCACATCAAAAATTTGTACTGTATACTTCTGACAGAAATTCGTTACTTAATCATCTATTAGAGAACGGGATAAATGCCAAGATTCATTATGAATATGTTTTAGGAGATTTACCTGTAGCATCTAATTTACAAAAACCAGATATGTTAAGTACAAGTGTGATGCTTTCTAGGGGTGTTTTGAGCCTACCTATGTATCCTGAACTTACAGATAGTGAAGTAGATTATATAGCCAAAACAATTGATGAATATTTTGGTGAATAATCAAGTTTCCTTGTATAAATACGGATACTATGTGGATACTATCAATACTCTCAGACGCCGCAATACATACAATCTTTGGATTGGGTATTTTGGGCACAATAGCAGGATTCGTCCTAGGATTCATTCCTTTTATCAAAGCCTATAGATTAGCAATTCAAGTAGTTGCACTACTTACATTAGTCTTTGGTGTCTATCTTGAGGGCGGATTGGCCGACTATAAAGAGTGGGAACTTAAAGTCAAAGAAATGGAAGCTAAAGTAGCACAAGCTGAAGCACAATCAGCTAACAAGAATACTGAAATCCAAGAAAAAGTTGTAGAAAAGACTAAAGTGATCCGTGAAAAAGGTCGTGACATTATCAAGTACATTGACAAAGAAGTAATCAAAAAGGAAGAAGTTATCAAGTATGTTGAAAACTGCCCTGTTCCTAAAGACATAATTGATGTACACAATCAAGCCGCTGAGTTGAACAAAGGAGCAACAAAATGAGATATCTACTAATTGCTCTATTATTAGCAGGTTGCTCTACGACAGTTCCTGTAACTCAAAAGTTCCCCAACGCTACCCCTGAACTTATGAAGAAGTGCGAAGACCTCAGAAAGATTGAGGTAGATAAAGTAGCTATTACTGAAATGATGAAAGTGGTTGTACATAACTATTCATTGTATTGGGAATGTTCAGCTAAGGTAGATGGCTGGCAAGAATGGTACAATGCACAGAAGAAGATTTATGATGAAATCGCAAAATAATAGCATATTATTAGCACTATGCTTATTATTGACCGGCTGTGCTTCTACAGATAACTATCCGGTGTATGTAGAAGCGCAGAAGTCATTAAGCCGTGATGCTACAGTAGCAGAAGCCGCACGTATAGCAGCCTTAACCGAGATGGTTAAGAGTTCCGACAATGAAGTAAAGATACAAGCAATCAAAGCATTACAAGAAATCCAGCGCAGTAAGCATCAAGTTATCATACAGCAACCCAAAGGTATGTTTGGTAACTGATAAATACTATATAGGCTAGGATTTAGACATGTCACAACAAATTATTAATATAGGAACGTCACCCAACGATGGTGCGGGCGATCCGTTACGAGTTGCGTTCGGAAAAATTAACAATAACTTTACGCAATTATTTTCTAGTGGTTTCTTAACATACCAGACTACTACATATGACAACACGGCCGGTCAAGTAATTTTTGAAGTTCCTGCAAATTTGTTTACACAAGGCACCTTTCAAATTAATTCTGCAAACCCTGCAACAAACAACAGTCAAAATATAACAATCAATACAAGCATTCAAAATGATATGACTGATGTTAAATGGTCAGGACATAGTACAATATTTGTTAATGATTATGTTGTATCCGGTTATGATGTAATTGTAGAGCCAATCTCAGGTAATGTACAATTATTAGTAAATCCCTCAGTTGATGCAACTTTAAATCATTTTATTTCAGCACAAGTTGAAGTATCTCAGTTCACAGTAGGTACACCAATTGGATTGAATGGATATGCATCCGGTGACGTATTGGGTACAGAAAACAATTTAGTGATTACAACAGAATAATGAGAGCAAAAGAATTTATAACCGAGACAACTGGATCTATAC